GGCGAGGGACAGGACCGCGCCAACGATGGCGTCGATGACCCCGAAGGCGACGAGCTTCATGCCCGTCCAGATGTCGGTCCACGAGCCGTTGATGATCCCGCCGATGATGAACACCACGCCGGTGACCACGTCGGCGAGGCCCGAGAAGATCGACATCACGGCTCCGATGACGCCCGTGACGATGGACACCGCCGCGGAAATGATCGAGACGAACACGGCAATCGTCGCGACGATGCCCGCCACGACGTACGCGATGACGGTGCCCAGCGAAGCCCACGCATTGCCACTCTCGCGCGTTGCTGCGGCGTTGCCGTTGAGCGAGCCGATGGACTGTGAGAGGTTCGTTCCGAGCTGGACGACCGCGTCCCAAAGCATGTCCGCCGCCGGCTTCACCTCATTCCACGCGCTGGCAATGCCGGTCGTCACGTTCACGACAGCGGTCATCGCCTGCACGATGAGGTCGAAGACCTGGGCGAGGGTACGTCCGACGGTTTCGCCCGCGGTGCCGAACGCCTTGAACTTGGCTGAGGCCGTGGCTGCGTCGTCTCGCTCGCCCAGGAAGCCGAGCGCGGCGCCAAGGCGCTCGAGCGCGCCAAGGAACGCGTCAATCGAGGGGCGTGTGGCCTCGACGCCGGCGGAGAAGCCCTCCCCAATTCCCGCGAAGAAGTTCTTCAGGCGATTGCCCCACAAGTACAGGTTGATGAGGAAGTCCTTCAGCCCCGCGTTCTCGGCCTTGTTGAGCTCGTCGCGGACGGCGCCCGAGAAGCCGCCCTGCTCGAACAGCTGTTTGATGCCGTCGAAGGCGAGTGTCACGTGCTCTCGCAGGCGTTCGGCTAGGTCGCCGATGCCTCCGACGTTTCTCTGGAATGCCACGTAAAGCCCGGCCACCGCGAGGGCGAGGGCGCCCACGAGCACGATCGCCGGAGCGAGGACGGCCGCGAGCCCGCCGATGGTGATACCGGCCGCCTTGAGCCCAAGCACCAGAAGGACGAACCCCGCCTTGGCCGCGATGACCGCACCGATGAGCGACAGAATGCTCCCCACGACGAGAACCGCTCCAGCGAACACCCGCTTGATGGGTGCGGGGATGACCTGGAAGGCGCGGAGCAGCATGTTGAGTATCTCCACGACGGCGCGCAAGATCGGCTTGAACACCGCCGCAAACGGCTCGCCGAGCACGACCGCGAAAGTCTGCAGCGTGCCGCGCAGGAGCGTCTTCTGTCCCTCGAACGTGTCGAGGAGCTGCTCCCGAAAACGTGCCGCCGTTCCTTCGGCCCCGGCCATCTCGGACCGCAGCGCTTCGATCGCCTCCGCGCCCCGAAGTGTGACCTGGGTGCCGTCCCGCATGGTGGTGTAGCTCGCGTTGAGCACGGCGTTGAACGCGAGTAGGCCGCGGGCGCCGAACGCGGTGACGACGCGCCGATTGCGTTCCTCGTCGCTCATCCCCGTGGTCGCCTTCGCGAAGTCGCTCATGATGTCGACGATCGACCGCATCTGCTTGGTGCGTTCGTCGAACACGTCCACGCCTGCTCCCGTGATGGCGTTCTGTGCGCGAGTCTCGGCGGCGACCCTTCGGACGGACTCGCGGAACGCCGTGGCGGAGCTCGACGCGTCGATGTTGCGGTTGCGGAGCAGGCCCATCGTGATGAGCACGTCGTCGAGGTTCTGGCCGAACACGGCACCGGTCGCGGCCGCCTTGGACAGGCCCGCCTCGAAGTCGCGAGTCTGGAAGTTGGTGAGCTGGGTGATCCGAAGCAGCTTGTCCGTGACGCCCGACGCCTGCTCCGCCGCGAGGCCGTACGCATTGAGCGTTCCGACCACAGCCTCGGCCGACTGCGCGACTCCAAGCTGCCCGAGCGAACCCGCAGCGAGGTCGAGCACGGGGATGAGGGTCTTGGTGGCTTGCGTGGCAGTCTGCCCTGCCGTTGCTAGGGACTGGAGCCCGGTGACGGCCTCCTCGGGCGAGAACTGCGTCTCGATGCCCGCGTTGATCGCAGCTTCCCGCAGCATTCCGAGCTCGTGTGTCGTGGCCCGTGTGACGGCCCCCACCGCCGCAAGCCCCTGCTCGAACTGCCCCGCAGCGTTGGCAAGGGAGAGCGCCCCGCCCACAAGCGCTGCACCAGCCGTGAACACGGCGAGCCCCACCCCCAGCGCAGCGAACGCGGACGTGACGCGATCGGTCCCTAGCCCCACGGTCCGGTCGAGGCTCATGAACCGTCGCTCAAGGGACATCATCTTCGACGACGCGAGGTCGCGAGCGGTGAAGACGAACCCCAATCCCATGTTGTTCATCATGGCGGCTCACCTTTTCTTGCTCGCGCGTTCCAGCTCCTTCGCTTCACGGGCGCGTTGCTCGTCGATGCGCTCGAGGAACCAGTCGCGGTCGGCGGTCGCCATCTCGAGCACCTCGCCCACGTCGATGGAGAGCCCCGAGCCGCCGTGCTGATGCCAGCAGAGCTGGAAAAGGGCTTCCCGCCAGGTGTCGAGGTCTACTTGAGGGACGAGCCACTCGGGTCCCGCCTCCGCGCCGCCCGGGCCTTGCCCGGAAGGAAGAAGCTCTGGTCGAAAGGGAGCTGCACGTGCTGCCTGGCGAAGCACTCCTGGCACTCGACCTCGATCGTCGTCTCCACGCCGCAGTCGACACGGTCGAACTCGTCGAGCAGGAAGTCGGCGTCGCGCATCGACAGATCCTCGAGGAAGCGGCGCTTGTTCTTGGCCTCGACACCCTCGACTTCCAGGCAGCGGAACCCGAGCATCGCCGAGAGCACGCGGTCGCCCGCGTTTCGACGCATCGCCGGGAGCTTGCGTTCGTCAGCGCCTGTAAGCAGCCGGAACCACACGCGCTTGCCACCGTCTGGAAGGCGCGTCTCGAAGCGGTTGCCGTCGAGGAAGGCGGCGCGACTTTCCTCGGACAGCGGTCGCACTGGAAGATCGTGCAGGTTCAGTTCCCAGTCGATACGCGCGCGGCACCCCGGCTCGCTGCAGTTGACCGCAAACGCGTACTCGGAGCCGTAGGTCAGGGCCCGGAGCTCGAGCAGGGCGAAGAAGCGGTCGCCCTGCAGGACCTTGTCCCAGTCGATGGCCTTGCCTCCGAAGTCGTAGGGACCGGCGTCGTGGGTCTCCTCCCAGCAGGCGCGGAGGAGTTCGTCGACGATGGCTCCGCTCTTAGCGAGCTTGCGATCTGCAAGGAAGCGTTCCTCGCGGACTTTCAGGCCGCGGATCGAGCCGGTGAGACCTGTGGGGCAGGTGATGATGTGGGGCATGGTTCTCTGACTGGCAGAGCTGCTTCGTTCGCGGGAGGGGACAAGTGGATCCTGCGCAACAGAAACATGCGGGAGTGTCGACAAAGAACTCTTTGCGATTCCTGCCCATTCGCATCTAGCGAATGGGCTCCCACTCGATGCCTAATTTACTGATGGAGAATCGCATTCGATTATACACGGACACACCGAAAACGTTCTTCCCCCTAACGTCACAGGTTGTCACCCAGCAAGCTTCTGTCAGGACCGGATCCGTACAGTTCTCAACGTCGACAGAGTCGGGATCATTCGCCTTCGTCTTCAGAGCAGACTCAAGTCCCACGCAATCACCGTCCCAGCCCCCACAGAGAGGCTTGTCCCCGCACAACGCACGGAGCGCCTCGGCCTTGGCCGCCGCCTCCTCCCGCTTGCGCTTTTCTGCCTCAATTTTGGCGCGTTCCCTTTTTACTTGAAAGGCAATCTTCCTACGCTTCTTTTCCACTTCCGCAATCTCACGCTCAGCATCGATCGGTCCCACTTCTCCGTCCTTGCCCGACACCCTGATCGCTGCCATCAGTTCCGGATGTGTGCGCCAAAGACCAATTGCCTTCAAGTACTCGTCATCCGCGTTAATCCAGTCGCTTGACTTGACACCATCGTCGCCGCTCTTGGTGGCCTTGACCGCGGCCTCTACTGCGTTGAACGTCTCCTCAAGATTCTGCAACACCACGATCCCAGCGGCGAGCTTCGCATGCTGAGCGGAAACGTCCTTCGGCGCTGGTTTTAGATCCCCGAACCTGTAGAGTTTCTGTCGGAGTGCTTCGAGTTCACTCTTCTTTCGCTTGGCGTCATCGAGACTCTTGAGTTTCGCAACTCCCGCAAGAGCTGCTTCGACCTCCTTAACGAAGCCCGGAATCTCGGCCCGAAGCTTCTCAAGACGAGCTTCTTCTTCCGCCTTCTTTCTCTCAATCTCAGCTACCCGCTCCTGTTCCTTCTGCTGATTATGCCGTATTACCAACGCACCGCTGACAGTAACGAAGGCGACGAGAATGCTAACAGCGATAGCGCCGATGGCGAACAGCTTCTGGTTGCTGCGCATTTTCGGGCCCACAAATGCAGCTGAAGTATCCGGAACGAAGTACTTCCACTGCTTTCCACCGGCAACGCAGGACAGTTCCCAGCCCTCATACCACAAGCCTCGAACGCTGATATGCCCAAGTCGCGTGGTGGATTCCGCATTCGGGCGGGAATCCCAAGTCGAGCGCGCCAAGTCAACAGCGAAGTCATCCGGAACGCTCGGAGCCACTTGGCGAATTGCGCTGAGAGCATCATCCGGGGTTCCGAACCCAAGGGGAGCCTCAAGGGCAATTTGCCCAGATGGGGATCCGGTCGGCATGCCCAGACAGCCTTCGGGGAGGCTCAACTTCTGCTGATTCGCGTGTACTGATTGAGCTATGCGGGGAAAGAGTATCAGTTGGCCGTAGCCTTGACACTGCGGACACACCACTACCCCGTTCGCCTGGCAAGTAAAGCAGGCCATCGCGGTACCAGGTCTATTAGGGTTCGCAACTTGCCCGCTACCATGACACACTCCGCAAGGGGTTCGACCTTGCGCGCCGCATCGCGCGCAGGCGCGCACCTCGTAGCTCTGCCGCGCATCGATGGTCCGATCGACAAGCTCCGTTGACCTTCGCGGCGGCCACTCGATTTCCCATAGTCCGCCGGCGACCGGTCCGACGGTGGGACGACTTGCCAACGGTTCTTCGGCCCAGCCGTGGTTCCTTTGCACGATCGTTCGCACAATCTCGCATTCGCCATAAGTTCGCCGGCGCGCTTTCTCACACCGTAGGCTCTCCACGAGCCCGCGATCGACGAGGCGCGAGGCTAGCAGCGAAGCCTGCAGACGTTTCATGGCTTCGTCCGCATCACCCACCAACCCACTCTTCGTTGCGGTTCGGCTCACCCCCGCCTGCGCTCCGACCTCGTCGTGCTCCGTCCGTCCGCCCATCGATCCTGCGGACTGTTCAGCCACTTGCGACTGCAGTAGTGCACTAGCAAACGGCGCGTGTCGCGTGATGACTTTCCAGCTTTGCTTGCCAGCCGGTCGAACGCTGGTCGAGGCGTCGAGTTGGCCGGACTGTAGCATCGCGACGACATCGGGCTCATTGAACGGCCCCGATACGCGGTCTCCCTGACGGATCTCCCATTTCATGTCCCTACTCCACTGCCTAGTTTCCAGGATCCTATCCTGGCACACATGGAGTATCTCTCGGAGATGTTCGTACGCCAAGGGATAACGTGTCATCGCACGGACCTGGAGTTCGATGCTTGAACCCCCGCTCTATGATGTGCCAGTCCACCTGGCAATTCACTGAATCAACTCGAAGAAGTCGTAAGCCAACGTCACCGATTCGATCACATTCTCGTCCGACTCGTTGTCCCACTCCCCCGCCACGAACTTCACCGGCCAAGCCCGTGACAGGCACCACCTGCGAAGCGTGGTGCCATCGCGATCCTGCTGCACGATGTCGAGATTCCGTTTGTAGTACGGGTCGACCAGGCCGAGGCCGCTCGACGTCACGGCGACGTCCTGCAGCCAATCGAAGAGATCCCGGTCCTGCGTCGCGCCCCGCTCGAGGGTGACGTCGGCGAAGGTGAGCCGGCCCGGGCTCTTGTTGGGGATGAGCGAGCCGCCTTCGAAGTACTGCACGTTGGCGACTTCGACCGAGAGCTCGGAGCACTTCTGGAAGCCCGCGTGGCCGACGTCGTCGATCTCCACCACGAACTTGAACTTCTTGTGAAAGCTGCGCGGGTTGCCGATGACTGGCATGACTTCCTCCCGTTACGCGCCTGCAGCGGCGAGCTCCGCCTCGAGGGCTCGCGTGTCCTGCGAGATGCGCAGCACGATGAACTCCGCGGGCTTGTTCGTCGCCAGACCCACGCGCGCGATGAGCTTGCCAGCGAAGATGACCGTGGGCGTGTTGAGCTGGTCCGAGACGTCGACGAAGAACGCCGACTTCGGCTCTCGCGTGCGGAATGCACCGTTGTTCATCTGGGTGAGCAGGAACGCCGTGATGGTTCGTCGCACTGTGGCGCGCAGGCCTTCGGTGTTGTTCTTGTGCCTCGCGAACTGCAGTCCTTGCTTGAGGCTGCGCTCGATGAAGATGACCCCGCGGCGCTCGGCGACGTAGGGGAAGTTGCCGTCGCCCTTGAGCGTGCGGGAGCCGTCGATGAAGCGCGGGAGGCCCGGACCGGTGGTGAGCGGGTTGACGCGTTTCGGGTACACGAGGTCGCGCTTGCGCTCCTCGAGGACCTCGTCGGTCTCGAAGCCGAGGACTCCGAACATGCGGCCCGCGTCGATGCCCGCAGGTGGGTCGTAGATGCCACCGGGGCGGGCAGCGTCAGTGCGCGCGAAGACGCCGGCGATGATGCCCGAGGGCGGCACGACGATCTTGTCTTGCGAGCCGAACACCGCCTTCGAGGGATTGAGCACCTTGGCGCGCGGCCAGTAGATGGCTCCGTACTCGGAGAGGTTGAGCAGGGCGGCGGTGACTTCCACGTAGGCCACGATCTCCGTCGCACTCGTTCCCGCGGGCGGATCGAGGATGGCGAACGCGGTGCCGTCGCGCTCGACTTCGCAATAGCGCAACATGGCATTGTGGACCGCTGGGGTGGCGCGGCCGGGAATCAACAGCAGCGACATGTCCTGGATCTGGTCCAGGGCGCGCATCGCGGTTCGGCCCGTGGGAGAGCCGATGAAGTCGTTGTCGTCGAGCCCGTTGAGTCCATCGTCGCCGCCAGCGAGCTGGACGGTCTGGATGGCGAGCGATGGGGCTCCGGGCAGAAGCTGGTCGATGACGCGAATCAGGTTGGAGCCGGTCTTCGCATCGTTGATGACTCGCTCGGCGTAGCGCTCGGCAGTGGGAGTCATTCGGACGTTCGGGAAGACCTCCCGGTACACGCCGTCTTCGACTACCGCGATGTCGACCGCTCCCACCTCGCCAGAAGTCGGGAAGCGTACCTCGACCTCGATGCGGTTGGCGTACGCGCCCGGGTCCTTGCCTTCGACACGCAGCGCGTTGGCTGCACCGGAGGCGGCGCCTTGGTGTTCGTCGTTGTCCAGGCCGAAGCCCTGGGTGGTCGCAGGCTGTACCTGCAGCGTCTCGGCCGGTCCCGTTGCGACGGTGCGCAGCTCGAGGAAGCCGCCCGGCGCGGACGACACGACAACGCCTGCCACCGCGGCTTCCACCGCGGTCTGGACCTCGAGGACGGTCACCACATGGATGTCCGCCACGTCTCCCGTGCCCATCGCGACAATGGCCGGGAAGCCGAGTGCCGTGTTCGCGGTTCCTCCGGTCACCTCGACACGGCTCGACGTTCCTGACGTGTCGCTGGCGATCCGTACGGCGCCGCCTTCGACGGTGGCCTTGCCGCCCTCGAGCTCAGCGTTGATGACGGCCGCGACCTCGTCGGCGGTGGCGCTTGCGATGGCGACGAAGTCGGCGGCTTCGAACGTGACGAGCTGCTCAGCCTCACCGTCGAAGCGAACGGTCAGCGTTTGTCCATCCGCCAGCGCGAAGGGCCCTACCAGCGAGTCGAGGTAGCCGGGACTTGCATGGAACACCGTTTCCTGGTCCGGGCCGCCGTTGACGGAGACCACCAGTCTGTCGCCGTCCTCCAGCCGGAACGGAGCAGCCGCGGTTCCCACGAGCATCGCTGGCATGGGTGCTCCGGGTGAAGTCAGGTACCCCGACGCTCGCACTGCCAGTGCCGTCCCAGCCACCGCGACGTCCTCGTGGTGACAGGTACGCACGCACCACAACTGCGTCCCGCCGTTTTCGAAGAATCCCATTGCTCCGAGCGTGAGGTCCGCGTCGGGCGTGAATCCCCCGTAGCGCGTCTGGTACTCCTCGAACGAAGAGCACAGTACGGGCACGTCAATCGGCCCTCGCTCGGCGATTCCCACCGCTGCAGCGACCGACGTCGGCGCAGAGGGAATACCACGTACGCGAGGTTCCTCCTCGACGACAACGACCTTGGAAGAAAGCAGCTCTCCGCTCATTGGCTACCTCGCGTCTTCATGGCGGTCCGCCGTGGGCCTCCACCTGGACCTCCGCTCCCGCATCCGACACGGCCTTTCCAAGGTCGAGCAGTTGGCCCTCGTCGATGTCGAACCCGCGGATGACGAGCCCCCACGTGAATGCGCGGACATCGTCCTTGCCTTCGAGGTTCACGTGCAGCTCGCCGAGGGGATCCATCTCCCACCGTACAGAGCCCTTCGATTGCGCATCGGGGTCACGCAGCATGGTGAGCCAGCGGTTGGTGTTGAGAAACGTCGAAGTCGCGCCGATGAGGTTGAGCAGCTCGATGGCTCGGTCCGAGGCGCCCGTGATGCCAAACTCCAGGTCCACCGTGAGGGGTGGGCGGCGGCGCCGAAGCTCTGGACCCGAGGGCCCGACGACCGCTTCTTCGTGGGCTTCGTTCGTCGACAGGGCGCGGTTCTCGCGCAGCCGTGGCCCCGTCAGCACCAGGGACGGCAGCTTACTGATGGCGACCACGTCGAGGCCGTCAAAGGGTGTGTCGTCGAAGTCGATGGCGACGGACAGCGACACGTTCGCGATGACCTGGCGTTTGAGGTCGCGAAGCAGTGTGCGGATGAGCCGCGTCAGGTCGGCCTGTCGGACGATGCGTGGGCGGAGGAACCGGTACGCGGCTGCGAGCACTACGAGCTCGCCGGGGATGGTCGCACCGCCGGCGTCGAGGTTCCGAAGGGCGATATCGACCGTGGCTTCCGCGTGGGGCGGCGTTCTCACGACCGCAATAGACTCTGCGCCTTCCTGGCGGACCGATTCCACAACAGCGTCCGCAGTGCCGAAGCGGACGGCCACGCTCGAAGCAAACCCGGTTCCCCGCAGCGTGACGAGGTCCCCACCGCTGGAGGGCCCAGATGCTGGCTCGGGAGGCAGGAGCGTGGGGATCGCCACTACACCCCCCAACCCATCATGCGGGCCACGCGGTCGAGGAATCGCTTCCGCGCGCCCTTCTTGAAGGCATCGAACGCGGGTCGAAGGAACGGCCGGGCCGGGATCTGAATCACGACAACGCCCTTTCCTCCTCCCGACGAAGATCGCTCGACACCTGCCCGCCGCAACACAGCAAAGAGAAAGCGACGCATCTTCGGGGTCATCGGCACGACGAACGGGCCAGCGCCAAACTCGTGGATCTCCGCCACATTCGCGGTCGACGCGCCGCCTTTTCCCCGTGCCTTACGCAGGATTCCCACGAAGACCTCATCGCCGCTCGCGATGACTGTGATGGAGTTCCGGAGGTCCCCGCGCCGAATCAGCGCCTTGCTTCCACCGCCCCCCTTGAGCTGTCGAGCTGCCAGCGTGGTCGGAGCGAGCGGCTTGAAAGGCTGACCGCCGGGGGCCTGGCTCGTGATGCCCTGCACCACTTCCTTGCGAAGCGCGTGTCCCTCCTGCCGAAGCGCCGTGGACACGGCGACCTTGAGACGAGCCCCGCCGCCGGCGAGCAGCCGCCGAGCCCGTGCCCAATCGCCGGTCCGCGTCACAGCCATCGTTCAGTTCGAAGGCGCGCGAAGCTCGTGCGCGTAGCCGTCCAGGTATTCGATCGCCGCGTGGCTCGCCTGGTTCGTGATCGCGCCCCGACGCACGGCTTCCGACGCCATCCGGATGATGGTCGCGGCGAACTCGATGTCCGCGTCGCTGACGTTGTACGCCTTGAGCGACGCGACAATCTGCTCCGCCGGGAGGATCTCCCCCGTGTGCCAGTAATGCAGCTCGAGCTGACAGCGATAGGCTTCGGCCTCGAGGTGGGCACGACCTCGGGACGAGCCAAGGTACTTCCACGCAAAGCGCAGCGGTCCCATCCAGTCGAGCTGGTTGATGTGCTGGCACTCGTGGGCGCACACCACGATCTGGTCCCACAGGCTCCACTCCGGCGTCGGAACGCCGATGTCGAATGGCACGTAGATGCGACGGCCAATCGTCGTTGCGTAGTGCTGCAGGAACTTCTCCGGGTCGATGATTCCCGCTCTGCCGAGCAGCGCCGAGAGCGCCTTCATCTCGAACGAGTTGCGCTTGTCGACCACGGAGGCCTTGAACACCGCCATCATGTAGCGCCAGAACTTCTGGACTTGCTCCGGGGTTGGGTCTCTCACAGCACACCTCCGTCCACCGAAGCGTCCGGCTCGACCGGCAAGCACGTGTGCCCGCTCCCGTCCTCGAGCGGCATGCAGGCCCACAGCCCGCCGCTGAACGCGGAGACCTCCTCGCAGTCCATGAACGTGGCCCAGTGCTCGTCGGTCTCGCAGACCTGAACCTCGGAACCCGAGCAGCGCGTCTCGTTGAACGCACACTTCTCGTCCGGCCCACAGGCGCAGAGCGCGAGCACCGGAATCAAGAGCAACAGCTTACTCATCCATTCACCCCTCTCGGAGCAGCCGTCTCGCGATCCTCGAAGGTCGCGAGCAGCAGGTTGCGCCGCGGTCGCGGCATGAACAGGCCAAAGCCGATCGGCTTGGCTTCGGTGACGTAGAGCCCCGGCGGCGTGCGGACGGCCTGGACGAGCTCGCCCGCCAGGTCGTGGATGGCGCCGAGCCGGTCGCCGACGCGAACAAGTGCGTCGCCGGAAGCGGTGTCCACAAGCCCCATCCGTTCCAGGTCCGCGAAGTGGAAGACGAGGCGCAG